AATGATATTTTTCTATCTGGATAAAGATAATTAAATCTATCTAACATATCTTTCATCTGACGAGACATATCGAAGTCTGCTTCTTTATCTGATTTAGGAGATGTTGATAGAATAAGCATAGCCTCTTCTAATATACGATCTTCTTCTTTAGCGAAGTGGGCATCTCCTGTTGCCACCGCTTTAATTTTAAGTTCATCTGCTAATGAAAGCAGGCCATCATTTATTTCTTTCGGATTGTGAGATTGAACCTCAATATAAAAATCATCACCGAAAGTTTTCTTAAAATCTTTGAGAATAAGTTTAGCTTCAGAGAACTCATTCTTTTCGATGCACTTAGAAATGAGGCCATTAAGGCATCCAGACAATACAATAATACCTTCCGCATACTCTTTAAGAATCTCTCTATCAATACGTGGCTTATGATAAAAGCCTTCGTTCCAAGCCAGCTCTTGCAGAATGTTTATATTCTCAAGGCCCTTCTTATTCTTTGCCAATAAAATAATATGATTGTAAGCCTGAATAGACTTATCTGTTTTAGAGGAGCGATCAAATCTATCTGTTGGTGATATATACGCTTCTACTCCAAGGATAGGCTTGATGCCTTGTTCTTTACAGGCAATTTGCATTTCACGGTGAGAAGATAATGTTCCATGATCTGTAACTGCCAATGCTGTTTGACCAGCATCAATTGCCGCTTTTACAAGTTCGGCAGGAGAGTTAAGGCCATCCATTAATGAATAGTATGAATGCACATGCAAGTGTGTGAATGACATTAACTCTCCGCCTTTAACTTTGTGTTACCAGTCTACGCTGCTAGATGAAGCAGAAGACTCTTCTGTATTGCCACCTTCACCCATATAGAAAGCTTCTTGCTCTGCATATGTTACGTGACGAACTGCTGTTTTTTCTAAGTCATACAAATCTAGAGCAGAGAAATCAAATGGTGTCTCATCCTTTGCCAGTGGAATAATTGTATAACTTGTGTCAGTCTTTGAACCGTTACGCTTGATTCGCCACATCAGGTTAGTGATGCTTCCCATCTCACCAGCGTATTCAATTAGGGTAGGAGTAATTGTCTTACCGCTTGTACCTTGTGAAAGAATTGCTACATATGGTTCTTCCTTGCCATCGTCTACTAAGACGTTGACATAAAGACGTGTTCTGGCCTTCCAGCCAGCTTTTGGATCCTTGCGATGCTGTTCATTAGCCCAGTCACGACCTTCAGACTCCATTGTATCTAGAGCCTTGCGACGGTAATCCTTTGGATTTGTGTGCTCTAATGCGATAAATCCGCAACCAAGCTTGTCATTGTAGTTAGGTGAATCTGGATCTAGTTCCTGTAGGAATCTAATCTTTACGCTTTCGCCGTCTTCAATCTTTAGCCAACGACCTTTATTTTCATCCCCACCGCTATAGGTAGGCTTATCTAGTGCCTTGTTTAGGTCTTTTAGACCCTTTACTATACTCATATATTTCTCCTTTATAGTTGATGGTATATATCCATCTGTATTTTTATTATATCACGAGTTCCAAGATCTGTATTCTATGTCGGATACAGAATTTTTAATGCAGGTCTTTATTTCCTCATCGGTCATGTCGCCAGCATCTTTTGCATCATGAGGATATATCTTACCATATTCATAAGAAGCCCACAAGAGGTCTTTGAATTTTAATTTATTAACTATGCTTTTACCAAGTTCCCTGCCAGCTTGATCCGCATCAGTCATAATAGTTATTTTATTAAAATGTCTATTTAAAAGATTTTGTTGTTCTGTAGATAAGAACCCACCCAGTGTTGCTACAACATTTGGAAATCCCGCCTGGTGAACACGAATTGCATCAAAGCTTGACTCCACAACTATAACGTGAGCACCAATTCTTTTAGCACGATGAATATTAAAAAGAGTCTTGCTCTTTGGTAGGTTAGTGCTATTCTTAAAAGACTTTCCTTCAATAGATCTGCCAACAATTCCAATTGGTAGACCATCTGGACTATGAACAGGAACTGTGACCATATCCATATTTTCAGAATACCCTAAAGAAAAATCTTTAAGTGCTTGAATTTCAATTCCACGAGATTTAAAATATGTTTTAGCTTTATCGCTTTTAATCAATCCATTATGTAGTTTATTTAAAGTATCTTGAGAGAACTCTTCAAAGACAGGCTTTTCATTCATTGCTTCTGATAACAGGTCGTCAAAGTTTTCTAACGACTCAGTTTCTTTTGTTGCAATAAACCTCATGGCCTCAAAGTCATTTTTATGCATAACACGCTTTACTAATTCCTGTAGGGTTCCAGCCTCGCCACATGAAGGATTAAAGCATATAAATGCACCTTTCTCACGGCTTACGCTAAAACTTGATGTATGTCTATTGGAATGAAATGGGCAGTAGCATAGAAAGTCATTACCAGTTTCGCCAACTATTTCAAGTCCTATAGATTTTATGATCGACTTGATATGGTTCGGCGTGTAGTGCGTGGTATCGACTTCCCTTGCGTTATACCCTCTAATTGCCATGCCTTCTTCTTTCCCACATAAACACCATGAATGCTCATTAAGAACTTCCATGTCTCGCCTGTAAATTCTACCGAAAAGGCTGGGTCTATGTCAAGTACCCTGACGTATCCCTTACCCCTCATGTCTTGAATTAACAAATTTTCATACTGTGGTCTCAAGCTAATAAGCTGTGCATTATCCTGAAACTCAACATCTATTTGGAATCTTTTAATTTTTCGATGCGTCATTCGCAAAAGGGTTTTCATAAATTTCTTTGATGATACCCCTGTTGATATCCCAATCTAAGAATACGTTGAACTCCTGTCCGTGACGATTCTTTCTGCTAACAACTTCAATCATATTTGTGTCCGTGTACTTATGAATAGCAATAGCCATGTCTGCATCATATTCAATAGCCTTTGACCACGCTACCTGAGATAGCATAGGAGGGGCATCTTGGTCTGTAATATCATCCATAGTTGCTGCAGTAATATCAATTACTGGAATATTGTTTGTCATAGCAAGCATTTTAAATTCACGAGACACGTTCATATTGCGCTCAGTTGCACCAGTGCTTCTCTTGTTATCTGAAAATAGTTGATGATAATCTAGAATAACTAAATCTGGTTTATGCTGGTCTATCTTAGCCTGAACTGTATTAGCATTAACTTCACCCATACCTTCGTTAGATACTAAAATAAAACCATTCTTATTTTCAAATCTTTTTTGACCCCAAGATCTAAATGTGTCAACGTTAACATCGCCTCTTGCAAAATCAGATGCACGGAATAGACCAGAGCCCATCATTGTATAGATACGATCACGCATATTCTCTGGAGACATTTCAAGAGATACAATCATAGGCTTAAAGCCTTGCTCCCAAGCCTTACAAGCAAGATAAGATGTGAACCATGTCTTACCACGTCCTGGCCAACCAATAGCCACGATGAGGTGTCCTGGAGCCATTCCTGTAGGGTATGCTTTATCAATAGCATCAAACCCTGTTAGAATTCCTGGTGCTCCACCCATAAGAGATGAGCGCTCTTTAACCGCTAAGAAGTGCTTTTCTGCTAATTCAATATCTGTAATGTCTACGTCACGAACATGATTTGTAAACTTAGACAATTGTGAAAGCTTTGCTTGCAGGTCTCCGAGGACTCTGGTTGCAGCATCTTCTTTTAGAGCAGATCCGCTTTGAAGAATAATATTCTTCAATCTACTAGTTAGGTATTCATTCTTTAACTTATCTAAATAGTATCCAGTCTCAGCTTTTGTTTCAACTGGCTCAAAGTCTTTGAAACGCTCCATAAGAATTCCAGCCTCTGGAACGGCTTTAAACTTATAATAATATGCCTTAAGCGAATCCCAGATATCTTTATGTGATGTAAAAATCTCATCTACATTATCTGCCAGTAGTGTGCTTATATCTTTATTCTTGCATACTGCTGATAGCAACTCTGCTTCTGTATTCATTCGCTTCCACCTTCTACTAATTCTTTCGTTGCTTGCAATAGTAATCGACGATGCTTTTCATCTTTCTCACGCTCTGATTTTAGGTAATCAATCTTGTCAAAGTTATAGAAAAAGAAACTAAGTGGGTGACCAGACTTATTCGTTTTAAAATAGTATACCAAAAGATCTTTGGCTCTATCAAATCCAACGCTATCTATAACGTCCTGCATAGCCCACTTTTCACGAAACTTGTTAAGCCTTGGCTTTTTGCCATACTTCTCTGAGTAAAGTAATTCGTATAATCCGATAAGGACATATGGCTGTTTCTCATTTGCCACTGTTCAATTCCTTTTCAACCTCACGAGTCTTTTCAATAAGCTTGTTCTCTACAAAGGCGTATACTCTTTCGGTAGCCGTCTCTACATTTTCACCTTTACGAACATCGTCTTCAACGCCAACATTAATTCTAATGCTTTCGTAATTTCCTAGGTTACGTGTAAAAGATAGGTCTACCTTAACTCTTGTTTCTGCCATTACTCCGCCTTCCATACAGGTACAAATTTACCGTCATCGGTCTTAGTATACAATATTAAGTTGTGTTTGAGAATAGCCTGCAATTCTGATCTTGAAGGCAGGTCTCTGATATGTCCAGCATCAATAATAAATTGATGAATGTCCAGAATGTCCGATTCGCTAAACATATACTTAGACCAACTGCTGTCTGGATTACTAATTGGATATACTTTTTGAGGTTGCTTTACCTTACCCTGCAAAATATATTCTTCTATAGTTACCCTATGTCTGCCTATAATTTTGCTTACTTCTACAATTCCATAAGCCCGCTCCATATGCTTATCTACTTGAGTATATGAATACATAACTCTTTTATTGTCTAAATAGGACCAAGCGACAACCTCGTCTTTAGCTCTTGATAGTCTAAGTACTTTATGTACTTTACCGTTTAAGAAGAAATAGACGAACTTTTTGCGTAATCTTTGTCTGTTTTCTCTAGCCATTTACCAAACGCACTTGTTTCCTTGTTAATCATCCATCGCTTACCGCAAAGGATGCAAAATAATTCTGTATGTAGTTTTTGAGAGAATACTCTATCAACAAATACTCTACCACTACACTTTTGGCATTTCATCATAGCGCAAAAACTTTTCCGTCCACGACACATGAGTAATCTGGGGCAACGTGGATCATTTGAATATGAGGATAATCATTTACAATATGCGCTATTGCAAATCCCTTTTGCCAGTCGTGATGCTGTGTATATTTCATTCCTGGACCCTTTTCATCACACATGTGTCCAATCTCATATCCACGAAGAGTTTCTCCTTCTCCGCCGTTTCTTAATTCATAGGTTACAAGGTGGGATGCAATTCTGTGAGAGTGTCCCCTAATTAAAGATACCTGTAGGTCTTCCATATCTTTTCGGACTGAGCCTGTTGCTGCAATTGAAATTCCATGATGTACGTGAACATCCCCAAAACGTTTCTTTGGCAATGAGTCATAGTATATGTATTCATATCCTAGTGTGTCCAGGTTCCACAATGTTTCTGGGGTAACTTCTTTTAAATAATCTGGAAGCTTGGCATCCATATAATTAAAAATACGAACGTCGTGATTTCCTAGCGCTGAAAATAATTGTGCATCTGGAAGCATCTCACGAGTCTTTGTATAAAACTCTCTGGCGCCCTTAGCCTCATGCCTCATCATGGGAACAATTAAATCTTTACTATCTGTCTTATGTAAATTTAAAAACTCTGCGGACCGACCTTCTGTGTACTTGCTGTAGCAAGCTTGATCGTCGGTATCCCCAAGGTAGTCTACCACGTCTGGCTTAAACCACTTAAGAACCTTAAACCACAGAGCAATCATCTTATCATCTTGATATGGAAATTGCTGATCTGAAGATAGCATCCATTTTAAATCGTTAGCCATTAATTTCCTTACGTAAAAAAAGTCACGAGTCCGTGACTTGGTATTTAACAAATTGTAGCATATTTAACCAGCCTGTCAATAGGCTAGTGACAAATTACCATCCAGTAGAAATGAATTGTATAGCCTTCTTTTGCTGCTGAGTTTAAATAAGCATTTCCTGAAACTTTATCTGGCCCAAGAGTCTTGCTATCTACTGCAAAACTAAATACGCTTGGAATGTCTGCGGTTCTTATTGGAGTAAGAATTACAGATTTTGGATTTGATGCTAATGTGGTTTTAAAATCAATTGTAAAAGGAACTGCTTTTCCTGGCACAAGTTTTACGGGGCCGCTAACTCCACCAACTATTTGTTTTGCGCTAATAGTTAAATTTTCTAAACTTCCAGGGGTATTTGCTTTGTTAGGAGATCCGAAATCAGGTATGCTTGCTTTTAATTCAACAAGTCTTCTGTCTAAATCCTGTAGAGCAGCTGCGTCTAAAGGGGTTCCGTCATCAAATGCTGCCATTATAAATTTTCTCCTAAATCGTGTGCTGAAATTTCTTTTTCAGAAACCTCAATCATTTTTGACCTATCAAGACCATATCGATTAAATGAATCTGGGTCTACTATATGTCTTAGTTTATTCTGTGATACTAAATACATTTTACCATCTGCTAGGTTTTTTATCAAGGATCCGTCTCTAAATCCTAGTTTACCTACAAGTTTAATCCCTGATAATGCCGCCTCAGTTGCCAATACAGTAGTAAAGCACCAAGACTGGGCGGCCCTATCGGAAATCAATCTATATCTTTTACCATCTTTAATCCAATACGTATCTTTATCTGTTTTTACAGCGATACCTGAAGGAAAATTAGTCGGCTGTGAGATCGCTAAGGTGTTCTTCGTAGTCTTTAACAGCTTCAACCTTTGCATCCCTTTCTTCCATAAGCTTAGTAATTTCTGCCCTAAGTATTGCAATTTGAGTTTCATAATTTGATACGATCTCTCCTATACGCTGTTGTAGGGCGGTAATAATTAATTCTGCTTTGTCTGCCATTTTATATTCCTACTCTGCTAGTGCTTCTGCTTCTGATTCTAGAGCAGTTCTTTTTGCGGTTAAAACGTTAATTTTACCAGTAATATTTGAAACAGTTTCTGAATTTACTGGAGATTCAGAATTTGCTTCAATTAAATCTAGTTGAAAATTATACATCTGAAAATCAATACTTTTCATGTGCTGATTTACAAGGTTTAACTTATCTGCATTTGTTAATAGTGTTGTCATTTTATTCCTCCTTTCATATTATAGCATTTAGCCTTGATTAGTCAAGGTCTGTTTTTCTTCCAATAAGGCCGTTTTTTTTCTATTACAATTTGCCAGCTCCTGATCCAAGGAATACTTATTTTTAAACTCTTCAGCGTGGGCAATAAATGAATTTATTATAAATTCTAGGTTGTTTAGCCTATTATTTATAGCATCTATTTTTTCTGCATTAGTTATCATATATTCTCCTATGTATAAGATGTAGCACTTGGCACCCATGCGCTATAAGTTGAAACTCCAGCAGAATTTCGTGCCCTTACCTGGACTCTTGCATAGTTGTTTGGATATGCATAGTTGTCTGTGGCATCAAGCTGGTAGTATGTTCTATCTATTCCTGTCTCGACAGTCGGCCCAAGCCTGTTAGAGCCGCTTGAATTTGTTGCTGTATAAGCTTGTACTTCATAGCTTTCTGCACCAGAAACTGCATCCCAGGTTACCATTCCACTTCCACTTAGGGTAACGCCAGTCGGTGTTGCTGGTGCTGAAACTACTGCTGGGCTATTAACTGTAGGATATGCTGCTGCAACAGCTGATCCTGCCGTATTTGTAGCAGTAACTAAAAATCTCCATCCATAGTTTGGATATAATGTATTGATATTTGCTGGTGGTGAAAATGTAGTTCCTGATGTATATTGTACATAAGAAAATGAACTTTGTGAAAAATATTGCCATGAGTATGTAAAAGTTGCAGCTGATCCTGTCCAACCCGAAGTAGATCCATTATATGTTGTTGTTCCCGCAGTTCCTGTTTCTGGATTAACGGTAGCGATTCCATCGGCTGGTGCAATGACTGCTGCCACTCTTGTTCCAGAATCTCCTAGTGACCAATCTGATTTTAAAAATGAGGTAGAGCCAGAAGCAGGAAATGCTTGAACATAATAATCTCTTGTAGTTCCAGTTGCAACGCCATCGTCCAAAAATGGGGTACCTGTAATTGTTTTCCCGCCATTATTATTTGGTCCTCCAAAGTCTGGGCTACTATCATATCCTGGTTGTCCTCCCCACCAAACTCCGTAAGTTGCCGCATTTGATACATTTGTCCAAGAAACTCTAATACCAGTTGAAAGATTATCTGTTGCTGCAACATTAGTTGGAGTTGATAGTTTTGTTGCTGCTGCTGCAACAGTTGCATTTGCAGATAGCGTAAGAGTATCTCCAACCCCGTTATTTGCAGTTATTTGGCATCTTAAATTAGACCCATATATAGAAACATAGTTTGAGGGTGGCGTATATGTTGAAGACGTAGCTCCACTTAGTGCAACCCATCCAAAATACCCGCCTTCAAAATACTGCCACTGATATGATATTTGTGCACTAGGAGCAGAACTTATAGAATGAGTTGCAGTAAATTGTGTAGATCCAGCTGTACCAGATGACGGAGAAACGCTCATAGTTCCAGATGGCTGCAAGAATGTATAGCTGGCTGCTCCAGTTGTAGGGCCATAAGCGCTGTATGTTCCAGCAGTTGCAGTGCCACTTTGTATTGTATTTCCTAAATTTTGTGAAGATGATCTTATATAAAAATAATATGTTATATTATGTGAAAAAGAAAAGTCTTCAGTTACTGTACTTGTAGTTGAAGCGGCATCATAAGCAGCAGTAGTTGGAGCAACCCCACTTGTCCAATACAATTGATAATAAGGACCACTTGCCCCAGATGAACTAACTACCGCTCTAGTTGATGTGCTATCAAGTCTGGAAACAGAAACAGATGTACTTGTTGCTCCAGATAATGCTGCAGAAACATTAACATATGCAGAGGCAGACGAGTAGTCTGGTATTGTTCTAACATTGGGATAATATTCTCCAACGGCAGAGTATTGTTTTGTAATTGAAAAAGATGGATTAGATGTTCCGTATGCATATTCTCCTACAGGGAGCCATCCACTATCAGGTGTACCATCCCCATAATCAATTTTATATTGTCTTGGATATGAATTGCCTCCGCCCAAAGCGCTGATTGCTCCAGATAAAGTTACAGTTTGATTTACCTGAGCATTATCAGGAGATGCGGTAAGTGATAGTGTTGCTGGTCTAGAAACGTAATACGAAAGTCCGCCAACAAAATCTAGATAATACTTTCTTACTGAATTCTTTAAAGCACTAACTTCTATTTCAATAAACCATCTATCATATCCACTTACTCCATCTATTGCATAAGTTGTTGATCCAAATATAGATGAGTTTATAAAATCATTATGTGTTAACGTAGCAGTTGTACCAGAAATTGAAATTTCACTAATATATGTTCCGCCTGAGCCAAACTGGGTGCTTGAACCAGTTCTTGTAGTCCATGCGCTGCTAGCGGCGGCACCATAATTGGTACCGTCCATTCCGTAGTAGCTATCGTTTTGTATATTAAACATTCTATATCTAATTCTATATGTTGTACTTCCATCAACACCTGTAACATTGGATCTAATTTTCATCAGACCGCCTACTGGTATATAACCCCTGTTATCTGTACCCTCATTGCTTTAGTAATCTAAAATATCTAACGAGGTAACTTCAAGAGCAGATCCTGGTGATGTAGAGTCTTCTTGAGTAAATGCAGAATTTGGTGTAAACCCAGATATAGGAATTACTGCAGCCTGAGTATTTGAATTATTTAAAGTAATCCTTACTGAGTATATCTTATTTGCTAATGTGGCATTATGGTATACCGTTCCAGATTTTGTTGTTGTGCCAGTTGTAACTACAGAATTTAAATATTCTATTGCTACTCTATTGCTTGTTGTTAATGCTTCTCCAACAGAATCTATTGCAAACCATTCTATGTATGAATTAACAAGATCTGGTTTGTTATACCATTGGTTATTATACGTAAAACTTGCAGATAATGTTTCTGGAACATCAACGCTAGTATTTATTAAATTAATTGTTCCGCTAGGTCTTTGTCTTATAATATAAACTTGTGCACTTTCAAATGATGCTGGACCAGCAGAATTTGTAGCAGTTACTCTAAATGTTAAAAAGTTTTTGTCAAAGTAGTCTCCGTCACTTTGACCTAAATGAGTTGAAGAGTTTGTAAGCATATCAGTTCTACCAGTACTAGATGTTGCTCCAGTTTCAAGCGTGTTGTCGTTTCTATTTCCAGTAAGGTTATATAGCCAATCATAAACAAATGTCATTGTGCTTCCGTTGCCAGAAACCCAATCTCCATCATATCCCCATAAATGATTACCTATGGTTCCGCTTGGCCAACCTACTGTAGGAGTTGTTGTTGGTGGACCCATTTGTTGAACTGGAGGAGCTTCAACTACTGGGTTTACTGGATCATTAGATGTTCCACTAGGGTTATAGCTACTATCAGTTCTAAATGTATTAAGTCTAATCTTTGGTATATCATTGGCACGAATAAATGGTCTATTGCTAGCAGTATCAAATACTTTTTGCCAACCGCTATTTGTTTTAACATATGCTTTTCTAATAGCAGTCCATGTCTGACCACCAGTCTTAACATACATTTTTTTAATTCTGTCCCAGTTAGTAGAACCAATTTTTATATAAGACTTACCTGCCATTTTTAATCCGCCGTACTAAATATAACATCACCAATAAGGCCTACGTAAGGCCATACTAAGC